GAAAGATCGAGTAGACTTACACGATCAGAGTAAATCAGGTAGGCTTGCTCTTTTTGGGAGTTTGACTAACTCGATTGCTACGATCGACCTTTCAGCAGCTTCTGACTCTGTGACGCTTGAGCTAGTAAAGGAGGTTTTCAAAGGAACACCTCTTTTATACTGGCTACTGGGTACGAGATGCGTTTTCTCCATCTGTGATGAACAGGTGGTCAGGTTAGCCAAGTTTGCCCCGATGGGCAGCGCTTGTTGCTTTCCTGTCGAATGCATTATCTTTACCCTGGCGGCGCAAGTCGCGAGCGACCGAACACGTTTGGATAGCTTGGATAATGATCCTACTATCCGGGTGTTCGGAGACGACATTGTCATCGATTGGTATTCAGCGGACACACTCGTTGAAGTCCTAAACCAGATTGGATTCAAGGTTAATACCCGAAAATCCTATCTGACTGGGGGCTTCCGCGAAGCTTGTGGCGTTGAAGCCTATCGCGGTACAGAAGTCCAGCCTCTTCGCTATAAGCGATTGGGTGGTGATTTCCGTACCTGGACTCCACTTGTAGGTGACATAGCTACAGCCCTCTCATATAGCAATTCGCTATACTCGAGGGGCTTCCATGGAACTCGTTCCTACCTTGTGCAGATCTTACTTAAGAGTGAGATCGCCATTGGTAAGAGGCGGTTCTGTGTGGGCAACTATATACCTGCGACGTTCTCTGGGATGCGAGGTTCTCTCGCGTCCCCTTTGCCAACTAACTTCAACAGGTTGCTGAAGTCAGGATGGCCCGCTCCGCAAGACGTCTCGATACCTTGGTACCAAGCTCGCCTTGTGAAGTCATTGGGATTCAGAGTTCGTCTCAAATCGTATATCGAGGGCTCGGAGATGTCTGAGCTCTATTCCATGATGCTATATCATGAATGGCAGCTCGAACATCAATCGGGTCTGATCGACTACGACAAGAAGTGGGAAAAGGGATGGTGTGATCTAGGCCTAGTTAGTGGCCCGGATTCGCGTCTCCCTTTAGGGTCCGTGACAGTACCTACTGTGAAGTGGGTACTCTGGGACTACACAGATTCTTTGGTGTAGCCACAGTGTCGCTGCAGCTTTCTTTCCTTTAAAAAGGTAAGAGCTACAAAACCCGAGGAGGTCAAACATCAGATAAACACTGCTTTTCGCACAGCGAAAATCGGAAGTCTGACCAACAGAAGAAGAACGGACATGGTAGGGATAAACAAAAAGAAACCCAACCAGATACCGCTACCCTTCACACTGCAGGAGCGTCTTTTGACCTCCTC